AAAAGAGGGTGGTTGGATTCCTGTATACCAACAAGAGAAGGGCATTTCTACAGTTTAGAATTACTTCTCTGCCTGAGACCCGATTGGTCATCGGTTCTGCCCCTGCGGACAGCAGCACCACCTGTGTCTCATCACCTTAACCAGCTATATGCCAGTAAGTTTATTCAGTCACACCCGACGTAAGCGTCCTTACTCTAATATATTAACAGCATCTTCGCATTGTGTCAACCCCCTATGATAATTAATATGTAATGCCTCGATGAAGACAAGAGACCCTACGATAATTAGATTACATACGGTCAGAGGATGGATAAGATATTTCATAATTTATATAGGAGTGGTGGGACTCGAACCCACACTGTGCAGATTTTAAGTCTGCTGCCTCTGCCGATTGGGCTACACTCCCGAGGCGACTCAGGTAGGATTCGAACCTACGACCAACGCTTTAGAAGAGCGATGCTCTTGTCCACTGAGCTACTGAGTCAAGGTAGGACTGGAGGGAATTGAACCCTCTTGACTCCGTTATAAGCAGAGCGCATTAACCAATATGCGACAGTCCCTTGCCTTTCGACTCATGAATCATAGCACTAAAAAACCCCCTGTGAAGGGGGTTGAATGATTAAGATATCTGATATACCTTACGTTTCTGTTTTTCTGGGACTATCTTTGTCAAGTGAATGGCGAGTAGTCCATCCTTATACGAAATGTCTCCGACCTCTACGTCTTCTGAGATGTTGAAACTTCTAGCGAATGACCGCTTTGCTACACCCCTGTGGATGTAATCATCATCACTGTCCTTGTCTGCTTTTGACTTGACGCATAGGACATTTGTTTCTGTGCTGATTTCTAGGTCGTCTCTGCTCCATCCTGCTAGTGCCATCTCAATTCTCCATCTCGTATCCGATTCTTTTACCACGTTATATGGTGGATACTGTGGTGTGACCTGTCCATAGGATAGCATCCTATTAAATAAGTCATCGTAACCGACGCTGTATGTAGAAACAGCATCGAAAATTTTGTCCAAGTCTTTGGACGTATACCTTGATAGTGTCATAGTTCTCCTTAGTAAGCGAGTTAATTGTGTCCCCGAAGGCGACACTACTATTTAACCATTAAGGAATATAACTGACAATAGCACTAACCGTACCTATTGTTACAGAAATCCGTAATAATAAATTGGCTAAATAGGCTTAGGATAATCTTTGGTAAACCCAAAATGAAAAAAGCATTCGTCTTTTTCGGTATGATTGGATTGCTAAGTCCGTTGGCAGCAAGAGCTGATATCACACATAAACTTCAAAGTAGTGTGCAGTTAACAGTGAATGCTCCCGCCACACAGGTACAACGTATAGGCACATCATATGCTGTGTCAGGTAACAACGTTACCACTACGTATACACCTGAGGGTGGTAGTGCGACTTCATCCGTAGGAGCTTTGACAATAGCGTCAGGTGTTGGCTCGATTCCAACACTGTCAGCATCAGTAGCAACAGCAGGGGAAAGTTTCAGCTTTGCTCAGTCATTCACCCAAGGTGATGCTCTAAGTTCAAATGCACCCACAGTAGGTGCTGTCAGTAACTTTAGTGACCAAACAAGTACTGCTGCAGGAACCGTAAGTAACTTAGCAGGTACTATTGACTCGTCAGGCACTATCACAGTGACAGCTGGTGGAGCAGGCACAGTAGCTGTAGGACAATTTAGTAGCGAATTCAGTTTTAGATAGTAATGTTGAAGAAGGTAGCGATAGGCATGTTACTTCTGTGTAGCAGTGCTGCACAAGCAGTGCCTGTCGTACCAAACTTCCAACAAGGACAGATGACGTCTCACACTGAGACGACTTCTGAGACGGTTGAGACAATCAACAGCTATGATTATAACTCAGGCTATACCTACAGTATCAGTGGGCACAACGTAAGACCCCAAGACAATGGCACAATCTTACCTGGTAGTTTAGACTCTACCACAAATACTATTAACGGAGTGACTTCGACATGGACTGGTTTAGACCTTTCTGGGACAAACAAACCAAACTGGGTGCAAGCAACACCAGGCGGAAACTTCTCCATGATGGAGAATTACAGAGCCCCAGGTTTGCAGAATCATACAATCATCCAAAGAACAACAACCATACAAAGCGTAACAGATACCACAAGTATCTTTACCCAGTAATTGCCTTAGTAATGGCGACACCTGTGAATGCCGAGACAGTCGGTGGTGTCAGTGCGACTGCAAACCCAATCGCCAACTCTTCAGGCTCAGTCACCAATCAAGCTATTCAAGTTTTACAAGGTCCGTATATCCAGAATGGTTATGGAGACGGTATCGTATGTCAAGGACCTACCCTTAATTTTACACCATATGTTACACGAAGTACTTCTTGGCAGTTCCCTTATGAGAGTTGGTATGCTGATCCTGTATATAATATGCTTGACCTCGTCGGTGACACTGACGCTTCTGGCAATGCTATTCCAGACGGGATTCCTGACAATCCAGGAGAAATCCTCTACTACAGAGACGTAAGGACAGGACAGAAAGATAACTATAACTGGAATGCAGGATTCTCTGCAACTATATCTTGGCCACTAGATAGGAAAGCACAAGACCTTTGTAAGGAAGCAGCAGAAACTCATAATGCTCTGCGTTCACAGTTGGTATCCAATAGAAGATTAGAATTTGAGCTCACAAGATTATCTAAATGTGGTGAGCTAGCACAGAAGGGTATTATATTCCATCCACAGTCACCATATCATGCTATATGTGCTGACGTAGTAGCAAACACACAGATATTACAGTCCACTCCACACACTCACTCTATACCTAGTAAAGACGCTTCGCTATTAAAAGAGATATCTATAGGTAATAAGTAATTATTTTTTCTTAGGACGTTTGAAGGGAGGTAGACCTTTCTTCTCACGATACTTATTACACTGTAACTCATTACGACTTAACTTAGGTGGTTCTTTACCGAGCTTCTTTTGTATGGTCGTAGTGAGTTTTTTAATGACTGGTTTTATAACTCTCAATAATAATGGTGTTGCTGCAGCAGATGCTGTAGCTACCACTGCGATAGTTGCTGTTACGCTAACTTGATTTGTGCTTGGTAGAAATTTCTCTACTGCTGTAGTATCTTCATACAATACCACACATTGACCATCTCTAACTTCATGACCTACAACTCTTTCTTCACCATTCTGAGTTAAGTCACCTACTCTAGGTTGATTAGGTGCAGGGCATTCTATTTCTTCATCTGTAGGAGGTATCGGTGGTACCTCTGGTGTATTTAATTCTGGTGTAGGAGGTGGCTCAAGCTTAGGTGCTTCTACAGGTGGTGCAATATACTCTAACTCATCAGGATTGTAGTCCATAGAGTCAAAGGATGGCATTCCTGCATCACAGAAGACTTGGACTTTATCTGGGTCGTCTTTCTTTAGTTGCTCTCTGTTTGATTCATGTGCAGTAACACAACCTGGGTATTGTATAACAGGGACACCTACTTCTTGTGTAATAGGTATCATAGGGAAAGGCACAGTAGGCACTTCCCTTAACCAAGTGGGTGTATAGACGTTGGGTATAGTCTGTGTGTTAACTGTAATCTGAGGAATTTCCATAGGTCGCTACCAAAACAACTCTACGTTTCTTCTTTGGCATTTTATGATAATGTATGCCAGAGAATATCACGATGTCATCTTCAACAGGAGCTTCAGATGCACACCCTTTGACAATGGTTTCACCTCCTGCATCAGTCAGATATATAATCAGATTCTGATGTGGGAAATCATGGTCAGTATGTGCATGCGTAAATCCTTTGCCTGCATCAACTGCATTAGCATTCATTCTGTATATTATATCTATCGGTATATCATTGTATTCAAATATTTGCTGTATTACTGTGTGGAATAGGTCAACATATTCTGACCGTACAGCAGGAAAGAGAGACCGTGGGTTTGGTCTCTCTAAAAATACATGAGAATAGAAGTAAAAATTATCTCTTGGATTCTTTTCATGAAACCAAGGAAACTCTTTACCTAAAACTAATTCCTTTAACTGATAGTATTCATCAGTCAGTGGATTTTGTATCGGGGTCATCACATGCTTCATTAAACTCAGTTGCTATTTGTCCACCAATTTTTCCACCTTGGTCAGCACCACCTAGTGCAACTAAACCGCCCAAGACAGGACCTATGAATGGTATACCAGTGACGGCAGGAGCCGCAGCAGCACCTATACTAGCACCGACCACTCTCCCTGTCGATTGACCACCACCTTCCGCCTTTATACACTCTACATTTAGTCCTGCTTGGGCTGCTGTTTTTCCCACAGCACCACCACCTGTATGTGTAGCACCATCCATAGTATATTGCTCTGCCACTTGCCTATTGTATTTTTTAAACAGACCTTTCTGGTCTATGCTAGTGGTCTTATACATGGTCTTAGGGTCGTTAGCTTGGTAACTCATCTTGTAACCATTCTTATCCTTTGATATTGCAAAGGATGTATAAGGTCCTACAGGTGGAATATCAGGTCCTGTTTGTCTAGACGCAATGATACCTATCATCCCTAGATGAGAGACACCTACAAGAGTGCCTAAACTAATCCCTATCCACTTATTCATTTTAGAAACCTAGTGGTTTAATAGGTAATGCAGGTCCTGTTGAATCAGGTAAAGACTTCATGATACCTCCACCGATATCAGGCATGACTGCTTCCATTACCTTTCCTTTGATGTTATCTACGATAGCATCCTTTCTGATGAATACATATCCACCAATACCGACTACACCTAGTGCTACTACACCAGAGAAGATAGCGATTCCGTTAATAATTTTTTGCATGATAATTACTTGTCAGGTACAATTTTTACTGGTCCTTGCTCTATCCTAATGGTCTGAGCAGGGGCTGTTTCAGATGCCTTAGCGATAAGAAACTCCATATCTTTTTTAGATATGTTGGCACTGCCAGGCTCAGCATCGCCTTTCTTTTTCTTACCTCCCGCTTGGACGCCAAAAGTAGCTAGCGTTCCTGTGAAGACCGAAGCTATAAAAGTTGGGTCAATCTTTTCTCCTGCATCGTAGCCTGGTATCTTAACGTAATTCAAAGTTAAAATTCCTGCAGACCAGACGAGGACTATCACTCTTATGAGTGTTGCTAAGTATTGCAGTTGCTCTTCTTTATCATCAACTGCTTCTTTAAGTTTACCTAAAGGACCTTTAGGTTTCTCTTTTACTGCTTCAGTCATTCTGAATCACCTAGGGTTTTCTTTTTACCAATATTGTATTTGGATTCCAAAGTCCACTCACCCTTGTCTTTAAAAGATAAAACTTTAATTTGATTCAACGGTGCTAGGTCTCCAGTATCTTCACCAGAAATTTCTACAAGTCCCCAGTCTGATAATAGTTTAGTGATTCTATTACGACGTTGCACATCATTAGATGTGATGTTAGTAGGTTTGCCATCTAAAGCAAACAGCTCTTTAAAGTGGACAATGTAGTATTTTCCACGTTTGTGTAGGATATGACAAGACTGATAGAGCTTACGCTCTTTCCTAGAAGCAACACCAACTCTCGTTAATGTTTCACGCACCTTCAAGAAATCATCTGGTTCCTTGAGGGATACTTCTAACATCATATCTTGAGACCATTTAATCTCATCACTCACTTTGTTCCTCCTCGATTTAATTTCGATTTTAGAATCTCAATTTGCTCCTGAGTAAGTATCCTCAATGCTGCTCTAGCATGCTCAGTGTTATAACCATAGTATTTTTTAACTAAATCTAGGTCACTGTCTTTAGTCTTTTTATCCCAAGGAGAAAATCGCTTAGATTTCCTAACACTATGTATAAAAAAGGAATACTGCATATCATTCCTCAGTTGAGGGCATGAATTCATCTCATTTGCATGCATTATGGTGTCAATATGTTGGGCCATGCACTTATTGATGACGAAAGCAGGATACTTTTTCATTGCTCTCTCATCGAAAGTCATGTCACTTGTCTTCAGATTTATACTATTCAGATAGTCTTTTAATGGATACTCGTAATCAGGCATGTTTTTCAAGATAGTTTATTGCATTCTGTAGTGTATAGACATTATCCTTTACTGAACCTAGCATCATATTACAGTGATTACAAAGTAGTCCTCTTATCTTTCCAGTTTTATGGCAATGGTCTATAAAAAAATTGTCTCCCACTTCTTTGTGCCTCCCAGGTTTATTAGATTCCTCACTACCGCATATAGCACACTTATAATCTTGCTCATCTAACATAGTATCATAGTCAAGAATATCAATTCCATGTGCATATATCATCAACCTATTTCTATTATACTCAGGGTCAGATGAGGGTAACTTAAATTTAGCATCTTTATAAGACTTCTTTTTAAGTTGAGGTTTAACTACAGTGTGGTAATGCTCTTTTCGATTTCTTCTTTGATTAACCATGGAGTAATAATGATTCTAGGGGTGATGCAGGGTTTATGTCGTAGTTAGCAACTAACAACTCTTTTTTCAGATGGTTGTTTGCTCTGTGTTTCATACCATATGTGATTTGAAACTCTTCTTGATAGAAATCTCTATACTTTTCCTTAAGATAATCATCATTGTTATAAGTTACCATCCAATCAAATGGACATGCAGCACAGTCATCAACAAATTTATCATGGTCAAATGACTTGTGTAGTTTTGCATCTGTGCCATACAAATAACTACTAATCATGTATGGTGGGTCTAAAAATATAAAACAATTCCTTGGTGTTGACAACTCATCCATCATCACCTCAGTGTAATCTAGGTTAGTAATCTTCCAGTGCTGTATAATCTTAGATATTTCCTTCAAATACCCTGCACCACGAGTGGTAAAGTTTTGTCTGGATGCGGTAGCAGAGAAGGAAGAGTTTTCTGTCAGTCCACTATAACTACACTTGTTTAATACCCAGAATAATACTGCTTTACGGAAAGAATCCGCAGTTTTTATCTCATCTTTAGCAGTCTTAAATAATTCTTTTGCCTTGTCTTCACTACTATGATTTACTTTTATATCAATGAGAGTCTCAGATAAGTCT